GCCTACTTCAGCGTAGAAATGCCTGTGCGCTTAGGTAAACCCACTTCCTCAGGACTTTCAGTTAGGGTAAATCCTCCAAGATCATTGAACATTTTAAGGAGGAACTGGTCCGGCATTGCGAACGGGATGGCAAGTCCCTTTTTGTATGCAATCTTCCGGAATATCGGCCAGAAATCAACGTTATCGCCATAGAGTGATATCAGCGTATTCCATCGGTCTTTCCACCAGGTTCGGTTATACCTCTCCTTGTAGACGAGCCTTTGGGCAGTCTCCACTACCGGCCTGCGGATGCGTCCGCGGAACCAATTATGGCCGAGATATCGAGGGTTCGTGGTTGGACCCCCGTAAGCTAACTTGTCCAAGTTAAGCTTCATCCCGAAGTATCGTTTTGCATCAGAAACGATCCTCCCAACGTCGATCTTACCGCTGAAACCGACTAAAGAGTCATCTCCCAATACATGTATTCCCACTACATCGAGCTCCTGGGTATAAGCCAAGAAATGAATGGCAAGCATGTTGCAAATGGAACCAATAATGCTGGTGAAAAATGACCCGCTGGGGATGCCTTTGCGTCGTCTTTTGTACACAAAACCATCCGGCATTAGAATCGGACTTGTGCAGAAGTACCGCACAATAAGATTCCAGTGGCCTTCGTCCAAGCTCTTGAAGAACCTCTTCATGATCCGAAATCCCTCAAGAATCAGTCGGGAAGGGCAGCGAGCGTCCCACTTTGACCAATCGAACGTGCCTGCAACAGGCCACCATGCTGTACTGTACATTAGCGCACCGAGCTCTGATTTCCGGTAGCCCAATGAGATTGGTGTCACAGCCTTAAGCACGGCGTCGATAACTGGTCTAGCATAACACGCTTCCAATAGAATCATCGAAAGCGGGTAACCCCAAACCATACGAACTTTCTTCTTGGTAGATCCATCCTCATGGATAGATGCTTGTGTCCTATAGTACGCAACACAAGGTTCTGGACCCTCGTTAACGGACAGCTGTTTATCCGGCACTCCAGCTGCTTGCTCTCGCTCCCTCACAAGTAGTCTCTTCGCACGCTCAAGTTCGAGTCCGAACACCATCTTCTTTGGCAGAAGTGTTGGGAGCCCTGCGGACGTTTCTTTCCGAATCGCACTCCATAGGTCCTCGTCCACCGGCAATGGATCTAAAGTACCAAACAGAGGCTTAAAAATGCTCTCAACTTTTGCGACAGCTCGTTGTAACGCCTGCCAAGCGGAAGAATCATGAAAATTGAAAGTGGATTCGCCATCATATTCTCGAAGTGAATCGAAGAGTTTTGACGGTTCATATTCTGACCTGGCCATTTCCTCACCAAGCTCGAATCCTTGTTCACGAAGAACATCCATACACCAATCTTCACGAATGACGCCGACTGCACGGTTTGCGACAGAGAGATACTTCGCTATCCTACCAGTATAGCGATGTCCCACAAGATTTGCAAAGTCCTGTGCACTGGGAGAATCTCCAGTGTGGGATTTTTCGTTGTCCTTAGCAACGGCAGGTAATTTCACTGCAAACATTTCCTTTCAAACCTCTAAGCGTAGAGGAGCCGCGATCATTAAGGTAGATCAAACACCACAAGTTTTACATCATTGGGATGTCACTCGCTCATTACGGTTCTTCAAAAACCACCAAATTCATGGGAGCCTGAGTCGAAACTCTCTTTGAGTGAATTGC